AATCAAGACTATGCCTCGTAAGTATAAGCAACGTCGTAACCAACTTCGATTCTTCTCAGGATCAAACTTGGTACAAGATTATTTGTACAACCTAACTGCTAACGCAGGCAACGGCAATCCATTTGATATCGCTTCTGGCGTAATTCGTGGAGATGTTGCTGCTAACGATGGCGGTCCAGGTACTGTAACACCATTCGCATTTGGTATTCCAGTAATTAACGTTCCATTGATGGACGAGACTCGTGCAGGAGACTATTCAAGCCCAAGCGGTTTGCATGGTGATCTACACTTGACTTTCCCTCAGAACTTTATTATTGGTATCAAGCGTGATGTTACTGTTTATCGTCTGTTCCAGCCAAAGAAGGATACAATTGAGTACACTCTCTTTATTCGTGTTGGTTGCCAGGTCGAAAACTTCGATGCACACGTAATCGTAAAGAACATTAAGGTCTCAGGATCAACAGGTACATCATTTGGTTCCGTAACACACGGATCAAACGTAACTGGTGGCTCAGGAACTTACACATACTAATATTTATTAGTTGCAAGATTGGGGGGATTACTTCGGTAGTCCCCTTAATCATTTTCTGCTATAATTAAATCACATTAACGAGAGGAAGATAATGTCATTTTCAGATTTAAAAATAAGCGAGTTAAAAAAGGCAGCCGAGTCATTTGGAGTAGATCTTGATGGATCTAAGACAAAAACAGAGATTGTAGCACTTCTTGAAGAAGAAGGCATCACTTATCAAATGTATGAAAAGTTTACCAATACTGAAAAGCAAGAAATTGAAATTTCAGAAGTAGAAAAGAAACAGAGAGAGAAAAAGATTATGAAAACTGAAAACTCAGTACTAGTAAAGATGGAAAGAGATAACTTCTCTTACCAAGCAATGGGTCATGCTTTTACACAACAGCACCCATTTGTAGCTATGTCAGAATCAGATGCACAACGTATTTTTGATACACAAGATGGATTTAGACTTGCGACTCCAAGAGAGGCTCAAGAATTCTACGCATAACGGAGGCGTTTTAATTGCAAAATATAGTCAAGGGAAGTAAGCAAAAGATATACCTTAATGTATACAACGATGGGGTCTTAACACAGGCAACAGCAGTACCAACCTTGAGCGTATATGATGCAGATAGCGATACCATTGCGTTAACTGGATATTCCAGTATTACAGTAACAGACGAGAACGCTGCTGGGGTTTATTCTTATACAATGACCCCAGCACTTACTCAAATTAATAGAGTTTTAAAATTTGTTTGGTCATATGCACTAAGCGGTGTTGCTACATCAGAAACTCAGTTTTATGCAGTAGAAACACAATATTCAAGCGTAAGTGAGATTCAAGACTTTCTAGGTCTAGGAACAAGCCCGTCAGAAATTAATTACAAAAACCCTAAAGAAATTGAAGCAGCTGAAAAAGTTGCAAGAACAATTATTGATGGATATACAGGGCAAAAGTTTATTCAATATTATGGTCAGCAAGAGCAATTTGGTTTTGGATCAGATGCTATTGAACTTGTTGAAAAGATGCTTACAGTAGATAAAGTCTGGGAAAACGATGAATTGCTAATTGACAATACAGTAACCCCAGTTTATAACAATTTTGGGTTCCCGCTGGAATTAAGTCCTACAAAGAAAGCAATTAGAATTATCAATGTAGGCTGGGACCTTAGATACGATAATCAAGTAGACCCAACTGCAATGGGTAACGGTAGATTTAGAGATGGCTCAAGATACAAGTTTGAAGGCTTAGTTGGATGGAAATACGTTCCAGAAGACATTAAAATTGCTTCAATGCTTCTTGTTGGGGACATATTGGCCAATGATTATAATTGGCGTAACAAGTACCTTAAAAAGGTAAACCTTTCAGAAATTTCATTTGAAATGGCGGGAGGAGCATTTAACGGTACGGGTAATGTGACTGTGGATAATATCCTTGATCAATACCGCAACGTTAATATTGTAATCATTTAATGTTTAATACATCAATCATTGCATCAATTATGAACATGACCGCTCAAGTTTACGGTCAACAAAATGTACAGGATACAGATACTGGAGCAATATCCAGACAATGGGTGTACAAGAAAACTATTCAATGCAAGATTGAGCCTATTCAAGCAAGAGGCACAAATACAAAAGGCGACAATAAAACTTTTGACACTTCAGATAATGCAGGTGGAGGTTATGATGAAGGCTTTCAGCTTAAACTAAAAACTCTTGAACTACTTAGTAAGCGTTGGAGAGTTGCATATGTTAGGTCAAGTGACGGACAACAAGTGTTTGTTGAAATTGATAAGATTGATCAGCCAGATACCATTTTTGAAGTAACATCCTCACACGCAGTCTTAGACCCATTTGGAAGAGTTTCTTATTATGAAAGTACAATCCACAGGGTAAAGGTCCAAGACAATGATAAAACTATCAATAAGTAAGCAAAGTGTTGATGCTTTAAATAGAGAAATTGATCTCAAAGTTAAAGCTATTGGTCATATGACCCAACCAGATTTTTTAAATGAAGTTTCAAAAGCTGTATTTGTTATATTGGGTGAAAGATTTGTTTTAGCGGTAGATAGATTTTCTGTAACAAATCCAAAAAGAATGCACCACATATATGAATGGAACAAAGTTGGATCCCCATCAGCAAGACTTTTTGTTTTAAATAAAGCAATATTGGTAAGTGGATCTATGACTATTAAGACAGAATTTAAACCATCAAAAACTCCCGTTCCAATTAACCCAGAACTTCTTTTGCCTGGGGCTACAGGAAAAGTAGTAAGCAAAAAAAATGTATTTAGAGATAAAGCTCAAGTAATGGAAGAAGGAAGAGCGGTTCACTATCAAGCAAAAAAGATGCTTGCATTTATGGGCTCAGACCTAGGTATAAAATTTATACAGCCTGGAACCACAGTAAATATTAATAATCCAGGCGGGAAATACGTAAAAGGCTCTTTGGCTACTTTCATGTCTGCTTGGTATAATAAGAATGCTCAAACAATTATAGATTCTTCTGGACTATATGAAAGAATAGCTAATGAAACAGCTAGGGTTTTGTCTAAGAATAATGCGGGTATTGCAGATGTAAAAGCTGTTACCCAGCAAGTTGTAAATTCAATTGTTGCAGGCAGGGAGATAATTAAATGACAGCAGACTACAAGTATGTGGCATCATACGATATCCGTAAAACGCTTTTAAACGAGCTTATAGCCAAGGGTATTATTGACCTTAATGATTACCTAGCAGATGGCTTTACACAGCCTCTACAGCCTATTATACCCGCACAGCAGGTACCAGAATTTAATAACATGCTTCCAGGAAAGACATTCGTAATCTATGATATTACTCAAAGTCATGGTGTTACCCAATGGTGGATGAGCGAAGACGTTATAACATTTGATATTGTTTCAAGAGATCCTGCCGAGATTCAGACAATCATTAACATTGCTACGGACCTATTTAGAAGATATGACGATTCAGCAAGAGAGATTAACTTGTCTTTAATATCTTCAAGCCCATATACATACCACTACTTTAAGGTAGAATCAGCAGATCCCGTTCAAGCTTTTGCAAATGAAGGCGGGTTTATGAATGGTATGCTTTCAGTAAGATACGCCTACACGAGAGAACTAGATCCAGTTACAGGTAGATACGCATAAAAGTTTGATTTATTTGACTTCGATGCTATGATTTTACATGAGGAAGTAAATATGTCATCTTTTTTAGATTTTTAATCTAATTAAAATAAGGTGGTGAAATAAAAATGGCTACAAATACAAAAAATGTTATTGTCGGTGCAGCATCTCTCTTCATAAGCTCTCAAGAAGACGAATCTAGACCAGCAACTACAAACGCAATTATTACAGGTACAACAGCAAATGGTGGTTTTCTAACTTCAGGTGCTTCAGCTCGTACAGGTTTGCTTGCAACAGGTTCTAAGTACCGTGAAGTTGGTTACACTAACTCAGGTCTAGAAATTTCTTACGAGCCTAACTACGGTGAAGTAATGGTTGACCAGTTGCTAGACGCAGCAAAGTTATTTAAGCAAACACTTAAAGTTACGCTTAAGACAGAATTAGTAGAAGCAACTCTTGACAATCTTACTCTTTCATGGGGTCAGATGGATACATACTATGTAAACCAAACAGGAAGCTCAATTACTGCAGTTAACTCTCTTGCTGATACAACACCAGTTGGTGGATCAGAAGTTGGTTCAACTTTGAACATGGCAGCAGGTGCTCTCGGAGATGCTCCAGTAGAGCGTACTCTTGTTGCAATCGGTAATGCTCCAGCTCAGGTTAAGAACCTTACTCCAACTTCATCTGCTCTACGCAATAAGGAGCGTGTATATATTGCACGTCGTGTTGTTTCTATGGATACAACTGCTCACGGACTAAAGCGTGATTCAGCTACAGTATTCCCAGTAAGCTTCCGTTGCCTACCAGATGACTCAAATGCTGCTTATGCAGGTGCTGAGTATGGTGTCGTAATTGATCGTGTGTGGGGAACTAACTAACTAGGATAAAACCTGTTAACAATTTAATAATATTCAGGCCCCGTCAGAAATGACGGGGCTTTGAATTTGTGTATGCTGATTCTATTGGTATAATTTAACTAAACAAAGGAGCTATAAATTGGCAACAACAGTATACGATGTAGTAGAAATAGAACTTTCAAATGGTGAGCAGATCACTTTAAAACCGCTTCCTATTAAGAAATTAAGAGAGTTCATGGAACTCATTAAAAAGATGGATATGCCAGAAAATGCATCTGAAGACGCAGCTATGGATATCTTTATTGACGGTGCAATGCTATGCATTAGCGGACTGTACCCAGACTCACCTTTAGGTAAAGATAAAGACAAGTTTGAAGACGTTGTAGAAATTCCAACCATGATGAAGATTCTAGAAATCGCTGGTGGATTGAAACTAACAGACCCAAACCTTCTGGGAGCGGCACTAGTTGGGACGAACTAGACCTACGCTCCCTTGAGTCCGAAGTTTTTCTACTTGGTCGTTGGAAAAATTACGAGGAATTAGAAAGTAGTTTGTCTTTAGAAGAATTAATGGCAACTATTGAAGCAATTCGTAGTAAAGATAACAATGATAAAAAGTTTGTCGCAGCGATAAACGGAGTAGATTTAGAAAACAGCAATGAAGAAGTAATAGAAGATGTTACTGATTTAAATTCTGCAAGAGTTGCACAAAAAGAAGGCTTCGGAATAGGTGAAGGACTTGGCTTTATGCAAATGGGGGAGGATGAATGGCAAGAGTAGAACTTAATATAGTTGCCCTAGGTGACTTTAAATCCGTTAACTCTCAAATCAAAGCACTCCAAGATCAAGTAAACCTTCTTAATAAAAGCGTTGCTAGTGTTGGCGTTAATGCCAATCTAACAAAACAATTAAACGAAGCTAACGCTGCTTTTAAAGCAACGCTGCTTTCTACTGGACAATTTACCGCAAGCACGGTTAGACTAAAAGCTGAAACAGATAAATTTGGCGAATCTTTAGTTAACGGTAAATTAAAACTTACACAATATTTCCAGATCATAAAGTCTGGAACAACAAACGCAACTGCCCAAATGAAGGCACTTGCTATGGAGCAAACAAAGCTTCAAAACTCAATGGTAATGTCAGACCCTACAAAACAAGGTGTTCTTTCTGTATTTACCCCAACAAAAATTAATGCTGTAGCCAACGCTACCAAGATTGCAGCAAATACTCAAAATCTTTACAATATTGCAGTAGACAAAGGAACACAGTCTCTTATTAACTGGGGTAAGAATACTCAGTGGGCAGGTCGTCAGTTAACAGTAGGTATGACTGTGCCTCTTACAATTTTTGGAACTACAGCAACAAGAATTTTTCAAGAAGTTAATGATGAAATTGTAAGATTGCAAAAGGTTTACGGCACTGGAATCCAGCAGCCAACACAAGCGGCATTAGCAGCAATTAAGCAACAAGTTCTTGCTCTTTCAAAAGAGTTAGCAGCAGGCATGGGTGTTGCAGTAAAAGATACTGCAGCTATGGCAGCAGATTTAGCTGCTACTGGATTGCAAGGTAATGACCTTATTGGTGCAACAAGAGAATCAATTCGTTTACAAAAGCTTGGCGAAATGGATCAACAGTCAGCAATGCAAACAACTATTTCTTTGCAAAACGTTTATAAGCTAAGCACAAATCAATTGTCTGGTGCAATTGACTTTCTTAACGCAGTTGAAAACCAAACGTCAACAAGCATGCAAGATTTAGCAGCAGGTATTCCAAAGGTTGGACCTATTGTTCAACAACTTGGCGGATCTTTTAAAGACACAGCACTCATGATGGTTGCAATGAAAGAAGCGGGAGTTCCAGCAGCTCAATCAGCAAACGCAATTAAATCAGCTTTGGCATCACTTATTAACCCAACTAAAGCAGCAAAAGATGCCTTTGCTGCATACAACATAGACCTATCATCAATTGCTACGAAGACTGGCGGAAATCCCGTACAAATGATTATGATGCTTCAAGATGCATTAAAAGGCTTGCAACCACTTGCACAAGCTCAATTAATTGAAAAACTTTTTGGAAAGTTTCAAGAAGCAAGAATTCAAGCACTTATTACAAACTTAGGTGCAGTTAACAGTCAAACTAAACAAGCATTTGATTTGATGAATGCTTCAGAATCACAACTAAAGGGAATTGCAGCAGGAGAATTAAAAACCGCTACAGAATCAACGACTGGAAAATTTAGAAGAGCAGTTGAAACTATGAAAGCAGATCTGTTGCCTGTTGGTGAAAAGATTATGCAAGTTGCTACAACTTTGCTTAACTTTGGTAATAGTGTTGCAAAAGTATTTGGCGGATTGCCAGGACCAGTAAAAACAGTACTTGGAATTGTAGCAGCTGGCGTTGCATTATCTGGTCCTATTATTATGTTTACTGGTGTACTTGCTAACTTTGTTGGATATTTAATCAAGGGTCTATTCTCAATGAAAGATCTTATTAATGGAACTAAAACATTTGGTCAATTATTTACGCCAGAGATTATTGCATCTCAAAATGCAGCACAACTATTTAGTCAAAAGATTTTGCAAGATGAGTCTGCAGTAATGCTTCTTAATAAAGCAGTAAGAGAACTTACAGTTAGCCTTGAAGGAATGGCTGTAGGTATGGCAGCAGCATCTGGAAGTGGCATGGCAGCAAAACTTCTTGCAGCAGAAGCTGGACTTGCAGGCGGAAGAATTCCATTTAAGGGGCCAAAGATGGCATCTGGGGGAATTGTTCCAGGTAGCCCTTCCGCAGGAGATGTTTATCCTGCACTTTTGATGGGCGGGGAATCAGTAATTCCTACAGCACAAACACAAAAGTATGCACCATTTATTACTGCAATGATTAATGGAACACTTCCTCAACATGGCGATGGAGTAACTCCAGGTGGATCAAGTAGACCTTCATCTGCATTTACACAAGCTGAAAGAGTGTATGGAGCAATGCCAGGTGTAAGAGATACACAGCTTGGTATTATTGCTAGAGAAATTGCTGCTATGAGAGCAGCTGGAATGTCCATATCTAGCAAATCTGAAAAAGAAATGATGTTTGGAAACATCTCACATATTGCTCCAAGAGAAGGTGCAATGCCAAAAGACTGGACAGATTACTCAAAGATGTATGCTTTGACAGCTCCAGAAAATCAATCACTTAATCTTTTGACACGACCTAATAGCAAAAACAATGTTGCAGCATTTGGCAAATCAATGGAAAATGCTATTGCAACTATGGTTGACGAAGGATTTAGTGAAACAGAACTAAGAGCTTCTGGTAAAAAAATATTAGCTGGACAACAACCAATTGAAAAATTAGAAATGAAGTTATTTAAGGCAGCATTAGATGATCTTGATAAAAGAGTCACAAGCGGAGAATTAAAACCAGGAAAAAATTTTGGATCTAGAACCTTGCCTTGGGTTAAGAGTGCTTCAGCAATAACGGGTGCAAGATTAGCTGGAGAACTTCCAATGGCAGAAAAAATGAGATTAGATCAAATAGTAGCATCTACTACTTCCTCACCTCAACCATTTGCTAATTCACCACAATTTCAACCAAAAATTGATTTGTCTGGGCCATCAGGAAGTAATGCTAGAAGTAGCGGAAGTTATACAAGAACACACAATCTTATTCTTGACAAAATTAAAAGAGAAGAAGAATTAGCAAAAGAATTAAATATTGCATCAGAGTCTAAATCTCCATCAAAAGCAACAAAACGTGCTGCTAAAAATATGGTTGATGGTGTTACAGAAGGAATTAAAGAGTCAAGACCAAAAGTTAGAGCAGCTGCTAATGTTGCTATGGAAGAAGCATTGCTTGCAAATGCGGGTGGTGGAGAATATACAAATCTTGCTACTGAAACAGAACCAGGCCTAGCAGCAGTATCAAGATCTGGTGGAAGGTTTGATAAATTTAATGCAGCAAGAATGGCTGCAAGAGCAAAACTTCAATCAAGAATGCCTAAAATGATGACTGGAAGATTCAGCGGAATTGGCATGGGTCTTGGATTGCAAATGGCACAACAGTTTGGCGGACAATATGTAGATAAACTTCCTGGTGGAGATATTGCAAACTCTGCTATATCTGGTGCAAGCATGGGAGCATTTTTAGGTCCAGAAGCTGCTGTGGCAGGTGCAGCATTAGGAGGACTAGCAGCAGTAATAAAAAGAACAGCAGAAGATACTAGAATTGCATCAAATACATTACAATCCTCATTTAGCGTAAGTTCGGTAGCAGTACAACATTTTGGATTACAAGCAAATAATTTATCACAATTTGATTTTTCTAGTAC